GCGTAGTCAGCAACTTTGGCTAGACTAAACGCCATGCCAATGCCAGGAATCCTACCCAACGCAAAACCTAACGCTGGCGGCATTTCCCGCATGGTGTCTCGGAACGCTGACCTGTCTTGTGCTGGGCCTAGGCCAAGTGCATCAGGCCCAGACGGGCTGGCGTACTCTCTGCCCTGACCAAAGTCTTGCCCACCACCACCACCCATCTGGTTCTCCTGCCGCTTACGCAACATCTTATTGAAGGCATTGAGGTAGTAATTCATATCTTCAGCCCGTGGTTTCGGAGGAAGTCTACAAACAGATAGGCCACACCAAGGATAGCCGCCCAGATCAGACCAGCGAGTGTCTTCTCAATGATGGCCTTTCGCAGCCGCTCCATGTCGTTCTGCGCTTTGATGGCGTTTCTTACCCACTGCTGTTCCTCTCTGTCAAGACAGGTGTCGCTGCTCTTGAGCGCAACGAGCAGGTCGGAGATCAGCAGGGAGCGGTCTTCTGGTGTCATTGTGGTTGCGCCATTGCGTTTTGGTTATTTACAAAAGTTGTACCCAAAAGAGCGTTTCTTAACTCCGGCGTAACAACATCTTGGGCTAAAAAATTACTTGAGTTGTAGTTTGGCAATGATCTAGCTTGACCAAATTTAGACAGTAGATATTGCCTTGCTAACGCAGAAGTAGCTTCTGGGGCTGCTGCCGCCAGTAAACCAGTTAATGGCCCTCCAGTAGCAAGACCAATTCCACCAGCAACAGCGCCGGTTCCTGTTCGACCAAGAATAGTACCCGCCCCAGGTGTTCCCATTGAACCCACTGGTTGGTTTACTTTTGGCGCAATATTAGCAAACTCAGCTATTGTTTTTAGTTCACCGCTAAGATACTTTCCAGATTGAATATCCCTAGCTAATTTTTTAGCGTCTATTGATCCGCTGCCTTCACGGATAGCATCTTCTACGCTATGGCTAATTGCCATGCGCTGACGCGAGGCGCGGAATTGCGCCAATATATCCGCAGCATTTTGGTTTCCTGAGGTTGCAAGACTTCTTTCTATTTGGTCTTCTAACGCCCTAGAAATTCCTATTTGAGTTTTTGCCAAAGCATTTTCGCCAATTCTAAAATTAGCCGTAGCTTGTTCACGCAATGTTGCAGATGCTTGAAGTGCGTCACCAGAATCAAAGTTAGGCACTCTATAGTTTGTTAACTCTGTATTAACTTTGTCTGGGGCGGCATTTGGAAATGACCTAGATTGACCAGTAAATTTATTGGACAAATTAGTTAACGCTGTTTGAAACGTAACATCAGTTTGTATTGGCCCAATTTGACTTACTGGAGCGTATCCTTTTGTAAATTCTTGAGCGCGAACCGCTTGCATACCTTCAGAAGTAAGTGGAGTATTTTCTGGTACGCCAACGGCTTGTCGGGCAAGTCTATCAGTAGTGTTTTGATTGCGAGAAGATGCTAACTGTTCTAACCTAGTTTTTCCAGCCAATCGCTCAAGCAAAACATTTTGTCCTGACGGCGTAATGCTGCCTGGAGTCACTACAAAACCAGATTGTTGAGCAGAACGAATCGTAGCGTCACGCACAGCGTTGCTTTGCTGTGCGGCTTGAAGTGCAAGTTGACGTTGTTGCGCGGCGGCTGTTATTGCAGTTGGTGTAGCCATTGCAGTTGTTAAACCAAGCAAAGGGTTGCCCGTAACTTCAGACACTGTTTGCCCCGCAGTACCACCTAAAAAGTTTTTAGTTGCAGTTGAACCTAATTCTGATAATGATCTAGCAGGATTAAGAAGTGCGCCAGTAGCAGACTGTAGGCCAACGTCAAGTACCCGTTGTCCAGGTGTCATATTTGGCGTTTCACGAATGAGGCCAAGGCGCGTCAAAGCGTTTGTTGCAAAATTTGGCGGCGGTGTAATGTCTGGGGCAAATTGACTACCAAGAAATTTTGCTCCTCTTGGATCTCCCAAAGCGCGGTGGTGAAATTCAGTGCCTGCAACGCCATATGCCATTTTTGCTAAGTTAATTAAATTTTGCGGAGCGTTTAAAAACATATCCGCTGTTCCAGCAAGAGCCTTATAGGGGGCGCTAGTTGCTACATCTAACGTAGACGCCGATCTAGGACTAAGAATATCAAACGCCGTTTTGGTGTCTGGTATGAGGTCTTCATATCCAGAAACAGGAATTAAATCTTCATATCCAGTAGCCATTTACAACTCCTGACCCGTATTTTGTTTGAAGCGTTGACGAACCGCAGCCGCAGGCGCTCCTTTGGCAATTGCTGCATTTGCGTCTTGGCGTTGTTGCGTGATGTTTGACGCTGGCGCAGCAGGAGCGTTTGTGGACTGTGGCGTATTAGATTTATACTGATATGTTTCGTCAAATGCCTCTTGCAAAGTTTGCGAAGTAACGTCAGCCTGTGTTTTTAGCCTACGCAAAGATGCTTGTAAATCTGGAAAAGATTGTGTTCTATCTAAAGATGCTTTAAGATTTTCAAATCTATCACCTTCACGATTAGACACGTTACCAACACCCGCGCCAGTTGCAGATGTTGCGCGAAGTTCAGTAAGACCCTGCACAAAAGCTAGGTTAGCAAGTTGTTTAAGGTCGGCGTTTGCTTGCCGTGCAGCATCAGTAATTGCTGGCGTATTGCCATAGATTAAACCTGTTATTCCGTTAAGTCCTTCAGAATTAGCAAGCAGGCGGTCGATAGTTGTGTTAATAACCGACATGGTGTTTTTAACAGTGCTAACGGCTTGCCGCGCTTTAGGTAAAAGCGCCTCTCGTTTTTGAATTTCTTTAGGCGTTAATCCAGGCGCAGAAGGCCCACCGGGAATAGGTTCAAGATCGCCTGTTGGGGTAAACCTAAAACCAGAAGGCGCTTTGGCAGCACCGCCGCCGCCGCCCTCACCACCGCTAGATTTAGCCGTCAATTTTTCCATTCGTGCAAGAAATACTTTGTTGTATGCAGGCGTACCCGGTTCGCCGTATGGCCGTGCAAACGCATCTGCGTTTTTCATTGCTTCTGTAGGTGCTGGCGCGGCGGCTACAGGAGTTTTACTTTTAAGTTCGTTATATAGCGCAAAACCTGCCGTTGTTTCTGGTATGCCCAACGCCCTCATATTTTTAATGTCCGGTGAAGAATCATCGCGTGCAGCAACGGGCGCAGGCTTTGCAGTCATCCTTGACATCTCTGCGTAGAACACAGCATTAAATGCCTCTGAACCCTCTGGGCCGGCCTTCAACGCTATTGACCTTGCATTTCTTTCCTCTTGTGTTTTTGGTTCCGGTGCGACTACAGGGGGTTTTTCTTTCAGCCTGTAATAAAGTTCGAGTCCCTCTGGCGTTTCTGGAATCCCTGTGGCTCTCATTTCTGCAAGAGTACCAGTCGGCGCAGATACGGTAGGTTTGGCGCGTATAGCAGCTTCATAGGCTTCGTTACCTGCTGGCGTTAGCGGATAGCCTAATAAAGTCATTATTGTTACTTTGTCTGGTGGCTTAACCGCTGCGGCTACTGCCTCTGGAGCAGTTGCAACTCCCGTATATCCCCGTGGATAACGAACTTGCCCAGGGCTTAAAGTAAAGCCTGGTTCTGGCGCTTGACCAATTACGTTGCCGCTAAGATCAAATACCGTTCCACTACTTGCAATTGGCCTCCTTGCCGTAGCACGCTCTGCCCCTGACATACCAGACATTGAAAGTATTTTTGCCCTGTCTTCAACAGGCATAGCTAGTAATTCAGCAAACTTACGGGCGGCAGTTGTTTTAAATGCCGGTGGGTAATTAGCATCGGCAGCTATGTCTTCCGCATTGGCGGTTACATTTGCGTCTGAAGGGTTATTGCTTAAATCTTGAAGACGAAAGGTAAAGTCTTTTCTTAGTTGTTCTTGTACATCGCCCTTAGCTTTCTGTTGCGTTAACAAGCTGGTAGCATATTCAGAGGCTTCTTTGCCTTTGCCAGCGTTAATGTACGCCTGCTGAATTTTCATTGGGTCATTGCCAGCAGCACGTAATGCACCCAGAAAATTAGTGTTGGTTTCGTCTGCGCGTTGGGCAGAACTTATCTGGTACTGAGCCAACGCATTTTGGTTTTGGGCTTGTTGTATTTGCGCGATTCTGCCGTACTGCTCCAGCGGATCAGGCATCTTAAACTGAGCGCCTTGCGCTATCATTTCATTGAGGGCCATAATTTATCCTATTGGTGCGTATGACGAACGCCGAGACCTGTCCAGAATGTCCATCATCTGGTTGGTGTTGTACTGCTGGTTAAGAGCGCCAAACAGATTGTTAATCGAGTTGCCTGCGCCTAAATAACCTGCGCCAGTAGCCTGCCCAGCTTGGCCCATTAGATTGCCTACGTTTGTGCCGTAGTTACCCAATGCCGTGTTGGTGGCGTTGGTAGCGTTAGTGCCGCCGGTCATTGCGTACATTAAGGGGTCTAACTGATCTGCACGGTTTTGACGATAGCGGTTGTAAGCATTGCCATATTCTTGCGATCCAAAATCTTGCCCGTAACGTGTCGCTGCTTTAAGAGCCGCACCAGACTGCAACCCAGCGTTAGCGGCGGCTGTTCTATTTAAGGCATCCATACCCGATTTAAATCTAAATCCTACACCAGGGTCAGCTTGAAATTTGCTCATGTCAAACGGCTGAACGGCAGAGCCGTAACCCATTGCGTTAGTGTTTGGCCCTAGCCCAACCAACTCGCCGTACCGATTACGCGCCAGATTGCCAAGCGTTTCAGCACCTTGGTTACGCGCTGCCATTGAGTTGTAGATGCGTTCTTGCAGTGCCGCCGCACGGTCAGCAGCGTCTACTTGTGCCCCGGCTGCGCGTGAGCCTGCGTAGGCTTGCGATAAGCCTCCAATGGCTGACCCAGCACCTTGCAAAAAACGTGGGTCTAAATAGAACGGTGTGCCAGAAGAAGCGCCGCCGTAGGGCAAAGCGGTTGACCCAGCAGCCATCATTGCAGCATCTAAATTACTGTAATCTGCTGGACTGTAAGAAGGCAAAATATCTGACCCAGCCGCTATTATTCCAGCATCTAAACCGCTAGTGTCACCTATGCCGCCAAGTGCATCAAAAAGTTCGTCATACCACGCCATAATCGTTCTCCTTGTTACCCAAGCAACACAATGTTGTTAGGTGCGGTCTGCATGATGACCCAGTTAGTGCCATCAGACACCAAAGTAGCCCAATTCCCAACCACTGCCAAAAGGATTGCAGTTCCTGCTGTCGTGCTGTCAATTGGCACAACATTGCTAGAGGCTGAGTTTACCAACTGCGGCTGCATATTTTTGACCGTGATGTATCGCCCTGTCCAGCTTGAGGCAGCGGGGAACGTCAGCGTCATGGCTGAACCACTTTTGTTGTTGATGATCCAAGAGTCAGTGCCTGTGATTGTGTAGTCAGCAGTCTTGGTCAGCACCGTGGATAAAGGCACATAGTCAACATTTGCTACCGCTGCCGAAATAGCCGTGCCATTGCCTTTTAAAAGCCCTGTGACGCTCGTTGTAAGGGTAATGGCTGGGGTAGTAGTGGCAGTGGCTACAGTGCCTGCAAAGCCGTTTGCAGAGACAACCGATACGCTAGTGACCGTGCCTACAAACGCACTGGCTAAGGTTATTGTCCCCACTCCGTTGGTCACGGTAATGCCTGTGCCAGCCGTCAAGGTGTTCAACGAATAGCCCGTGCCATTGCCAATCAGCAGCTTGCCGTTGGTGGGGATTGTCCCTAAACCTGTGCCGCCATTGGCTACTGGCGTGATGCCAAGTCCTTCGCCAGTGATGGTGTAGACGTTGTTGAGCCAACGAAACCATTGGGTTGTGATCTGCCCGTCTTGCGTAAACGGAACCCGAGGCGCAGGAATTTGGGTAACGTTTGCCATACTAGCTTGACGTTGGACTCAACACCAACTCAGCGCCCATGATGGCAATCTTTACCGGGTCAGTGCCGCTGACCTCGTAAACCCGATCTCTGGACGAACCAAGCCGCCGCCAGAAAGTGCGATATTCGTACTCACCAAGTTTGCCCATGCTGGCCCAATGCTCACTTGACCAAGTGTGGCCCCCGTCATCGCTCCAACGCAGCATAGCCTGCGGGTCATAGCCGGGTAGGAATGGAATTGCCGGGGCGACAACAATATCAGCACCAGCAAAGTCTGGGCCATCGTAACTATTGGTTATAAAGTACATACTTGATTCTGTAGTAAGTCTAAAACCAGATTCAGTTATCAAATAGTCCAAATCAAATTCAGCAATCAATTGGTAGCTTGGCCCAGAAGCTGGAACATTTGCCAACTCGGTAATAATGCCTTGAGGGTCATATCCTGTCGTATCGTTAAGCCCTACGCCCGCTTCAGCGTCAAGTTGCAAAGTGTGATGCACCACTCGTTTGAGGTTGTTCTGACCACTTGGCAAGCCTCTCCATGAGCGCAGCCACCTTTGGATGCCGCCGTTGTCAGCGTACACATCCAAGTCAAAAGCGTAGATATTGCCGTTAACGTAGTCGCCCAGCACAATTTGGCTGTTAAACGCCATTTGGCAGTTGCTGCGATGGCGCATGAAATTGCCATTGTCAAACCCCGCCCGTTCGTGCCACGCCTGGGTAGACACATCGTAGACCCAAGTGGCGTTGCCGGTTGGGAATGTCAGGACGTAGAAGGCATGGCCTTCTTGCTGGTAGGTGTAGGCAATGGCGTCAGAAATGTCGCCGTACTGGGCAATGGCAAACTCAATAGCATGGGTGCTGACCCGAGTGCCGGTGTAGCCATTGGCCCGGTAGACGATGCCTTGGCCTCGCGCATCTGCGCCTAGCCAGAAAATGCCGTTGTCCAATTTGGCAACAGAGAAGGCCGCAGCGCAGCCAATTTCGTTGAACGCGCCCTGGATGCGGGTCATGGGAAAGTCGGCAGCGCCAGAGTCGTACCACACCTCGACTGAATTAGTGCCAAACAGCCAAATTTGTGCGTGGTCAACAATCAGGCTGACCAAACCATCAGGCGAACCCTCGGCACTGGCAAAGTCAAGCGGGTCAACGGAGGATCCGTCCAGCAGTTGCGTTACCCAGAATACTTGGCTGTTTGGT